GTTCAGACCAAATTACTTGATCAGATGTCATAGGCATTTCAGCGCCTACCATTCTCAAGAAACCACCTAAAGTTCGGTTTCCGTATCTTTCTACTTCTGCTTCGTAAAGCTCAGGTAGATATTGTTGTGCAAAGTTTCCACCAGTTGCATTGTCAAAACTCAAGTAATTTGACGCTAACGTCATTTGAGTTTGATGAGGCAAAAGTGATGGAGGAAATGCATTTGTTGGGTTTAATGTTGCAAAACTCATGTTTTATCTTTTATTTGTTTTTATTTATTCTTAATTTTAACTTTGAACTATCTACACCACTAATTGCTTTTACTTTCATACCTCCAATAAAAACATCTCCCGTAGACGTTGGTCTAAGTTCATTGTTTAAATTTTTGGATTTAGCCATTACATCTTTAACAGCATCGGCTTTCCCTTGCTCGTAAAAATGATTAGCGATTGTATCCGCATTTTGTGCTGCAAAAATAGCTTTGTGATAACCTTTATAGTCTTTAACTTCCCCTTTATTATCTAAGAACTTCCCGATTAGGTTCGTAAGATCAGATTGATTACTAGCAACTGAGTCTACATCGTTAACACCGTATCTAAACTTCTTATCACTTAAATTGAACTCAAAACCTTTGAACTCTTGATTAAAGAAATTTTTAGTGGTTGATTTAAACTTATCATGTTGCTGTTTAACCATTTTTTGTTCTTCGTTGTGTCTATTGAAAAAGTCCATAGCTTTTTGTTGTTCCTGAGTAACGCCCGGTCTCAACTTGATCTCGTCGTAATACTTACTCTTGGTTTCTTCCAAAAAGTTAGTGGCTTTGGCAATTTCTTCTTTATAAGCGAGTTTTTTCTTTCTTATATCTCGCTCTTCATCCAAATCTTCATCATAATGAAAGTTATCTTCTAATAAGAAGTTAACCTCTTCTAAATCAAGATGTGGTTTAGTCTGTTTGTAATACTCTTTTAATAAAGTATCTTTATCTACATTTGAATAATCAGCGTTTAATCTAACGTAATCTTCAACGGTTCCACCTGTATCTTCCATAAAATTAACCAGTTTCTCTATGTTTTCTGGTAGTTTTATTTCTGGTTGCGTTTCAACAACATCTTCAATTACAGGTTCTTTTACTTCTTCAGTAACTTCTTCTTCAGTAATTTCAGATATAGGAGATGTAGTTTCTTCTTTTGCTTCAACTACTTCTTCTTTTATCTCTTCTTTAATTACAGGTTCTTCTTTAATAACTACTTTATCTACAGGTTTTTCTTCTTTAACCTCTTCTTTTTTAGATAAATCTATTTTAGATTTTGTAGCTTTTTTATTAGTAAGTTTTTTCATTTTAGGTTTCTTAACTTTAAACTCACCTTGTTCTAATTCCCCTTTAGGGTTTTCTTTTATTTCTTCTGACATAATATAATATAATAGTTAATATAAAATTATTTAGGGCCAAACTGCTCTAAACCAAAACCGCCCATTGTATCATTACCTGCGGATTCAAAGTTTTTAGGTAATAAATCATTTTTTCTTTGATCAATAAGCTCAGACTGTTGCGTTGCTTGCATTTCTGTTCTTTGATCTTTTCTATTCTCTTTTACGTCTTCGTTCTGTTGCTTAGCTTTTGCTTGAGCTTGAGTTAACTGCATATTGTAGTTAAATTCAATCTCCATCAACTGTTGTTTGATCTGAGCTTCTCTTTCCATTTTCTGAATAGAAAACTGAGACTTAGCTTGTTCGTAGTTTATATTTTGCTCTGCTATAACTTGTTGTTTTTGAGCTTCAGCTAATGATATTTGTTCAGCTGCTTTAGCATTAGCCTGCGCTTGTGCTTGCATATTCTCTTGCTGCATTTGCTGATCTTTGGCTTGTTTATCTTTACGCCTTTTCTTTAACATTTGATTAGCAAGTTTTAAATTATTAACTTGCCTAATATCTATAGCATCTTCAAGATCTATTTGACCACCTTTTAAAGCTATTTGAATATTTTGTTCTAGTATCTGCTTTTCTTCTTCATCAGGCTCTAACTCTAAGAATATACCAAAGTCATGAATATTAACTTTAGATAATTCTTGTAGAGTAGCTACATTATATCTTGATATACTAGACATTAATGTTTGTTTGGTAAGTGGAAAAGCTAAAGCATCAGCTATTCTTAAAGATATATTCTCACAAGATCTTAACGTTAAGTATAAACTAGCTTGTAATATGTGTCTAGTTGCTACATTAGAGTTAGCAGCTGCTAGTTTTTGTAAACCAACTAATGACTGCTTGTCAGGTAAAGTACCATCTCTAGCTTCATTAAGCCCCGTCACATCTCTTATCATCTTAAGATAATACTCGTAAGTTTGTATTAAAGACTGTATTTTAGCACCGCCAGAACTTGATTGTAATTCTTGCACTGGTATTTTACCAGGATTCATACCACCATCTTGAGTCATGGATCTACCTATTACAGAACCTGTTTGGAAATACATATTTAAAGCTTCTGCTGGGTTATAGTTGGTTCCATTACCTAAATCAACCTCTGCCAAACCATCCATATCCAAGTAAACACCGTCAGGTACTACTCTAGACATTACTTGTTGTAATTTTAAATGAGTTAATTGAATCATATCAGCAAAACCTGTAATACGAGATACTATAGACTCTATTCTACCTTTGTACATTCTAGGAGCAACTATGTTGTAATTCATATTAACCTTAACAGTATCAGACATAGGTCTAGTCATGTTCTCGGCTAATTCCCATTTTAACATTTTATTGTGTCCTAGTATTTTAGCTCCAGAGTAAAGAACTTCAATAGATCTAAATGCTTTTTTAAAACCATCAGTTTCTGCAGGTGGATTAAATGAATCAGTTTTTTCAATAGCTTTTTCTAAACCATTTGCTGTTTCTTTAATTTTAAATACTTGATTAGCAAAAGTTTTATATTCAAAATATAATACTTGAATTGTGTTGTCATCGTATCTACCGCTCCAGTTTCTAGTATAGTTTTGATTACCTGGATATTTTTGTATTTCTTTAAGTTCTTCTGGCGTTAANTAAGGAAATTGCTTTTTAAGCTCTGGCATACTTATAGACTTNACTTCACCAACNTAGTATAAGTCTTCAAAATTAGGATCTTCACTATATGAATAAACTAAACTAGCTGGGTCAACATAGTCTAAAGTAACACCTTCAGATCTATTAAAGCTAGTTTTAACAGATGATATACCTAAAACAGTTAAATCATAATTTAATCTTCTTCTTATTAAATCATACTTATTATTCGCTAAAACATTGTTTATAACCTCTTCCTCTGCTACTTCTATAGACTCTTTGTAATTCATCTGCATGTGAAGTTGTATATCTTCTTCACTTTCCATATCTTTAGCTATACCTTTAGAAGCTGATATATCTAAACCTGTCATATCTTGAAGCTTAGCTAAAAGCTCTTTTTGCATTATATCTTTTTGTAATCTCTCTGCGTAGTCTGTTCTTTTCTTTAATGACTCAGGATCTTGAGCGTAGGCTTTAATTTCGTAATTTCTTTGTGACATACCATTTACAACTATGTCAACAAACTTAGGTATAACTGGTACAGGTTTCCAGTCTAAGTTTAAATAAGATAAATCGCCATTAATAGATAGCTCATCTTTATATTTTTGAACTGATTGCTCTCCTCTAGCATATAATCTTAAATTGTGAAAAGAATTATAGTTGCTACCAAACCTATCTGAATAACCATTGCCGTTAGTAAACCACTCAGACTCTACAGCTCTACCTACTTGTAAGCCATACTCTTCTGTAGCTTTTTCTGCATCTGGGACTACTTGATCTGGAAATATGCTATTATAATTAGTATTTATCATTTATTTTATTTTTGAAACATAACCTGTGTTATCATATCTTTTAATGCCTAAGTTTATAGACTGTTTCTTTCTAGCAGCTACTGGTGTATACCTGTTCTTGTGACAAGCCATAATAGCTAATCCAGAACTAATAGAAGCATCATGCTTTGTTCTATTGTTTATATTAAATACAGCCCAATCTTCTAATGTGCTTTGATGATACATATCACCATGTCCATTTTCAGTTGATCCTACATGTTCTTCTATGTAAGACTCTATAGCAGCAGCATGCGCTTGCTTAATATCTTCACTTGAATTAGGTATTCCACCTATTTCTTTTTCAGTTACAGAAAGTTTGTTCCAAATTTTATCAGGACGATTAATTGAAAAACCTCTATAACCTCTACGCTTAAAATAATATAATAATCTAGGTTTATTATTCTCAGCTAGTATGGGCATACCGTAAAATACACAAGCCATAAGTACATCTTCAAAAAATATCTCAGCCGTTTGAGGTCTTGATATATATTCTAAGAAAAAATGATTAGGTGGTGAATCTTCCATAGAAAACTTAGTTAATCCATGTAGTGAACCATTAGATCCTTTTCCATCTACAGTTCCAGAGATGTCGTAACTATCACAACCAAATGCACCTATATGATCATTACCAGGGTATTTCCCATTATTTTTGTTAATTATTTTGTTTTGCAAATTAACAGGTGGTACCCAACTTATTTTAAATCTACCATCTTTATTAGGAGAAAATATAACCTTACTATCTTTAATTCCGTTTTCCCACATGAAGCTACCTGTTGTTACAGCAGCTGCATTATTAGACTCTAAGTTGTAATCTATTTGTTGGTATATTTTAGTTAAGTTAAATAAACTTTCTTTAGCTTCATCTCTAAAGGCGTGCATTTCAGTTCTTGGAAACTGCCTGTAATATTCATTTAAACTGTCTTGATCGTTTCTTAAACCATCTACTTCGTTTTCCCAGTGTTCAATAACGCCTGTTGTAATGTCGTAACCGTCTGCTCCTTTGACGCTATCTTTTTCTCTAATGAAAACAGGTGATCCGTAAGAATCCATGAATCCTTCGTAGTTCCACTCCATAGGGATGAACATAGAATAGAGTCCAGAAGAAG